TCGCCTATTTATGTCGTCCATATAAAATGGACTATCTACGTCTATGTAGTTTGGCAGTGATATTTTTCTGGTTGCTAGGTTCATTGCGGCAAAGCGTTTGCCAGTAGCCTAGCCTGCCGGCGCCAGGGTGAACGGGTTACAGTCGATGGATAAGATCAAGTCTCCATGACGACAGCTACTGCCCCTACAGGGTTGCGCCCAAGCGGTGACATTGTATTAGGGAAGAATCAGCTCTCACTGCGGCCAATGCAGGGGATGATTTTTAATGATCGACGCCGTTTTCGTGTCGTCTTGGCTGGCCGGCGTGGTGGAAAGACGGTGCTGGGGGCAATCGAAATGTTGCGTGGGGCGGCTGAGCGCAAGGGCAACTATTACTATGTTGCCCCAACTTACCGGATGGCAAAAGAGATTGCCTGGGATACTTACAAAAGCATTATCCCCGAACGTTGGATAAGAAAGAAAAACGAATCCAACCTTAGAATAGACTTGATTAACGGATCTTGCATCTACCTTAAAGGGTCTGAAGATCCAGACGCTTTGCGCGGTCCTGCGCTAAGCGGAGTAAACTTAGACGAATGCGCTTTTCAGACAGAATATACATGGAGATCAGTTATCCGTCCTGCGCTGTCTGACCGCAACGGCTGGGCGCTCTTTACTACCACTCCCTCGCCTGAGGGGACCGCAGGTTGGTTCTACGAAACGATCTTGCTTCTACAGAATGCTGACATGGCCGATCCTGGCCTAGAAAGGCTTGACCCTAAGCAATGGTCATTATATGAGTACACATCCTTGCAAGGCGGCAACATTCCAGCATCTGAAATTGCGGAAGCCAGAAGAACTCTAGCGCCTGAAGTGTTCGAGCGCGAGTACGAAGCAAAGATACTATCAAATACGGGTCTTGTGGTGTCATGTTTTTCGATGGACAATATCGACTCAACGATTGAAGACGATCCAAAATTACCTCTTTACGTTGGGATGGATTTTAACAATGATCCGCTTACTGCTATTTGCGCTAACATTATCAAGGTAAACGGCAGAGTAACGGAACTGCGAATCTTTAATGAGCTAAACCTAAAAGGCGCTACTACTTGGGACATGGCAGGGGTGTTAATTGATCTGTATGGTGGCGACTGCTGGAAAGATGAAGATGGTTATGGATTTGCCGAAACTCGCCGCCGTATTGTTGCCTGTCCTGATCCGACCGGCAAAAGGAAGCAAACGTCTGGCATTGGCGTCAGCGATCATCAGATCCTAAGAAAAGCCGGAATTACTGTTTTTGCCCCTGAAGCGCCCTATAACACTGCTGACAAGATTCGATCCGTAAACGCAGCGCTTCGTACGGCAGACGGGGAAGTGCATACTAAGATCCATCCACGCTGCCGGGAGCTGATAAAGTCATTCCGCACACTAGGTTACGCCGAAGGCACAAGAATGCCAAACAAAAAACTTGGCGTTGATCATGCTTTCGACGCCTTTGGCTATTTATGTCTGGGCAAATTTAACCTTGCAAAAGGCGAATCGGGTACTGTTACTACCCACAGAGTCTACTAATTCTCTATATTTTGTCTTTTTCTGGCGATTCTGGCAGTGGCTCCAGTGTGACTGGCCCTTTCTTCGTCCAGATCAGCCGCCAGTTCTCGACTTGCTCTTCAGGCGGCTGCACGGTGTACCACAGGTGGCCGCAGCAAGCGCAACGCCGCCGTCTTGCGCGACTGCCGCACGCTGTCATGCGTGTTTCTATGATGGTTACGTCAAGGGAACCGCAGCCTGGGCTTACGCATTCAGCCAAGACGACTCGTTTGCCCATTACTGGCCCGCTTTGTCAAGCCCAACACTAAAACCTCTGTCGTTCAAAAACTCTTGAATTTCTTGAACTGCGTGATCCACGAAATCTTCGTAGCCGTTATTATCAAAACAAATATCAGCATGACATGCCATTAGTTCCATTGAATCTTTGCCTTCCGGCGGCAAACGCTTAAGAGCATCAACCCAAATAACATGATCAAATAGAGAAGCCTTACAGCAAGCATTGAACTCGTCCCGCCTTCGCATCCCAACGTACATATCATAACCATCCTCAAGCATGGTTCGAGCTGTTCGCGTTCTGTCGGGAGTATTGTAAGCGGAGATTAAATCTGCCCATGTTTTCCGATGATTAACTCTATCCGCAAACATGTGGGCAAAAGTAAGATAGTGCTCCCGACCCCACTGCTCCCAAATGCACTCCCGCCCGACAAAAGCCGAAGAAGAGGTAAACGCCAGGTCCATTTTGTCGCGGATTTTTTTAGCAAGGGTATCCTTGCCGTGACGTGCATGGCCGATAATAAGCAATTTAGGCTTGCGGCGTGAAGGATTCATAACTTTAACCCTTTGATGGGGTGACGGTTGCATCGTTATTATACCTGCCGGTGACGGCATAAGAGCGCCTAGGTTCGGAATCCATCGTAGAAAACTTCATCTGCCCGATTTTGAGCCCTGGATAAATGCCTATCGGCCAAAGCTGGCGAACATTTAGAAGCTCAAGCGTTAAGCGCGAGCCATGCCAGCCGGGATCGCCAAATCCGGCAAAAAGGTGCTCCAGTCCACTCCTTGCGCGAGAGGATTTAAGGATAAATTGGCCTTCCAAGTCGTTGGGAATGTTAAAAAACTCTTCAGTTTCAGCCAGAAAGAATTGTCCTGGCACTATGAGATAAGGATTTTCTTCTGTGTATTTAGCGATTGAAACTAGCACCATTTCTGGGCTTTCTGCTGATTCAATCATAATGTTACTGCCAAGGCGCAAGTCAAGCGACGCTGGGTTAAGCAATGCAGGATCATATGGTGTGACCATACCAGCCATGCAGCGTTCGTGGATCTGCCAGTCAGCGAGAGTGCCCATGATGCGTTGATTGTTGCAGTGTCATTCTATCACGTTGCCTGCCGGCAAGGGATGAGCTATGATTGAGCCATGGAACGCCCCCGCGAGTTTACGATGGTCCGGCACAATGGCGAGATTGGCTGGAAATTGCCATATTCCTACAAACTGTTACCATCCTCTGCGTCGGCTGGCGTTGTTGTCGTTGATCCGGCAGGGGTAACACGTCTTGTTGCTCGCAAGACGCTGACGCTACGATGATTGTGCTATGATTGGTGAGCAACCAGCAAAGGGCTGACCATGCTTGGCTATCAGGCTTTTATTGACAAACTGCTTAATGACACAAGCCGCCGTCGAATCATTATATCTGGCCGGCAATGCGGCAAGTCTGCCCTTGCATTCGAGATGAACAAAAGAGCGCTTGAGCGTACTATTCAGGGCGGTTCTGTTGATCTGCCCCGTTGTCCGTGGAGCAGGGAAAGTGGTGGTGTTACCATACTTTGCCCATGGGGGAAAGAAGATGGCCCCGAGATGTCTTGCCCTGCTGCCACAGGGCATATAAAGCCTTCAGCTGATCTTAAGCCTCGGCGCGAAGTTGACAGGCTGCGCACTGCTGACATTCTTCAGGCAATGACCATGCGCAATGCTACTGATCAAGCTATTCCCCAAGAGTGGATGGACGAACTAGACGATCTTGCCTGGCGTGAGCGTGATAGACTGGCTGTTGACGCTGGAAGCTGACCATGACCGCAACCCCACCCAGGCCACCGGCTGCCAGGTTTCCCAACCCTCTTGATGTCAAGTGGCAGTCTCAAAACGATAACGCCAGTGGCACTGGCTATCGAGAGTGTTTCAGCTCTAGCTGCGCTATGCTGGCTATGTTTTATGGCAAGGTTGCCAACGATGATGTCTATAACAGTATCCGGCAAAAGTATGGGGACACCACTGATGCCGAAGCTCAACTTAGGGCCTTGCGCTCGCTAGGGCTGGACGCTAATTTTAGAACTGACGGAAATCCTAAGACTATTGAAGCTGAAATTAACGCTGGCCGGCCTGTCGCTGTAGGCTGGCTGCATCAAGGCAACGTTAGCAACCCTGTTGGCGGCGGTCATTGGAGTGTGATTGTTGGTTACACTGCTACGCATTGGATTCAGAACGACCCTAACGGCGAAGCCAAGTTGATTCAGGGTGGTTATACTGCTAATTACAACGGCTACCGTCAAAACTACAGCCGCAAAAACTGGAACCCTCGCTGGATGGCTGGTGGCACTGGTGGATGGATGCTTACTTGTAAGCCATAAACGCAACCCCTACTCCCGGCTACCTGTACGCCTACTTATACGCTAGCTTGTACGCTGGCGTATTTTTGTATGTGGGTATATTGTTGGGGGAAGAATGGAAAACATGCAACAGTTCTGTTTGTGGGCGAATTGTTGTTATATTTTTATACGGGCACTGCGAGATGGGAGAGGTATGGGCACCCCCTCCCCGCTATGCGGAAACCGCAACCCTGCCCCCGGTAAGCATAACAAACCGGGGAGCGATTGGGGGTGATAGGCTATGCTTTAGGAGCGCACAAGTTATTAAGCATATCATAAAAGTTGGAAGAGCGATAAGCATAGACATAGTCTAATATTCTTTGCAGTATTGCATAGGCGTTTAGTAATGTGGCTGGCTAGGGGAAGATGCCAGTAAATCTAGCCATTGTTCCCTAATCTCTTTAGCAAGCTCCCTGCTATTGCTGCGTCTAAATATACTAACAACTGCCCAGTAAGGGTAGCCATAGGCGCCACCGGTATAACTATTGTCACCGGTCTGGTAAGACCATGCTCCCTGATAATTCATCCCACAAGTTAAACTTATACTAGGTAAATCATCGTCTGTTTCTTTATACTCATCGCATATATCTGGTTTAATCGACTTAATTAATTCAGACAATTCTTTAATTGTTGGAAGTTTCGGCATGGTGATGATGCGATGGAATGATGGGATGATTAACGTTTGGAGATTATACCCAAAGGGTATATGTCACGCGCCTTGTCTAGCGCTTCTGCTCGGCAAGATGCCCTAACATGATCAGAATGCAGCCCGTCATAATCACTGATACAATATAACCTTTCACCGGTTCCCCAGTATTGGGGATATTTACCATAAGTGTAGCCTTGGAAATTTAGCCTTACATGCTGACAGTAGACTCTGCCAGTGTAAGTTTTAGCCTCTAATCTTTCATCGTAAATTGACATTGCGTTAGGGCGATGGAATGATGGGATGGGTTAAGCTAGACACTAACAGCAGGCTCCGCTAATGGTAGGAAGTGTGACATATCCTCATTTTTACAATCGCTACTGATAAAGTAACGAATTGACGTAGCTCGCCCTTTGCTATCAACAACCGCCCAAAAATGGCCAGAGGGTAAGGTCTTAAGTAAATTGTCGTCATGCTTATACTTTTCTGGCAAGTCGCAATAGTTAGCGTAGAACTTACCATTACACCAGCGACCGTGTACTTGATTTTTAGCTAAGGTAGTGGTTCTAATGTGACGCCAAAGGAAGAAAATAGTTTCTTTGCGCTTATCGGCCAAGCATTGATAATTGGCAGATTCTAAGATGCCTTGCCAGGCATCCTGCATCTGCTGCATAGTCTTATAGGCGTTTTTAGCACAATCCCATTCGTAGGTGATCCGCCATGCTAAAGAATCCATGGCGGAGCTTTGCTTGGCAAGTGACGCGGGCATGGTGCTTGTTTGCTTTGGTGCTTGCATATCCTACCATGCCTTAGCATGGTAGGACAGTGGACGCTTAACAGTTTGTAAGGTTGGCACGGTGGCCAGAGGTTAAATATAGTTTCCCTTTTCTACTATGTCACCATAGCAAGCAACGGCATAACGGCCAGTTGCGGCGAATCGTACAATTGTAAGAATGTAAGGATCACCTACGTTTAGATAGTCGAAGCCTTTGTTTTCAAAAATAGTATCATCTTTATGCGCAACGTATTCTACGCCACAAGTCTCAGCGATTGCATCCAGAACATGTAGCCTAATATCGTGGGTTGCAGGAGGATGATAACATTCTTCGGCTCTTTTCTCTCCTGCTGGATGTTCTTTTAATTCTTTTCTGCTCAGTTCTAGGGCGCGCCTAAGGTCTTTCCCCATACCGGGGAAAGCAGTGTTTAACGTTTTGATGCTTGGGAGGTTCATTGTTCTAGTGAATGAATGAATGAATGAATTTAGCAGACAGGTTTGCCGATGCTAGAATAAAGTTCGTCAATTCTACCTTTGGAGTCGGCAGCATTGTACACATATAGCGCGACCCCTCTAGGGTCGGTTTGGTGGTAGATGGACAAGCCATGTTTGCTAGCTATTTTACGGGCAGACTTTAAGGCCTTAGATTCTTCGTCTACAATTACTGGGCCAGGCTTAGTGTAAGTACCATAATCGTCTAAGTAATAGCGCCTAGGTGTCTCTTCATTGCCTCCCTCCCACTGGATGGCGCCGTTAGACTCATCTTCGTTCCATCGATGAACAGTGCTAGCTAATCTCTTCAAGCTGGCCCACTCTGCGGCAGTGAATGGGGCGGTTTTCGTTGCTGTTGTCGTGGCCATAGTGGGCGGTGCGTGTTTGCTTGTTAATAGTAGCACGCTTGTTAGCGTGGCAGTGGTTGAATGCTTAACAATTAGTAACAGTGGCAGCATCGTCAAGGCTTGCTAATTTTTCGCTTATTTCTCCTAGGGTTCTTGCGTAGAAGCAATCCTTATTATTTCTTTTTTGCACAAGCCATCTATACTTTGAGCCTATAGGGTTAGCTCTTTTAATAAACCATATTCCATCGTTGCCGGCTGAATACCCTACATAGGCGATGCTGCCGTCGCCTCTCCGACAACTTATGCCAATATTAGGAAAGGATGCGCCCATGAATGCCTTTTTTGTGAATGGCTCCCATACAATACCACGCTAACAAGGCCAGCGACTATGAATGCTTAACATTTAGTTGCATGAATGGCCGTCTCACTTGAGACTCATTGCGCTGCAAGGGTTCTCAACAAGTCTCAGTCTCAATCTCAACCGTCTCGTCGGTGAGACTGGGCGCCGTCTCGGCTGAGACTGGCTGAGACTCACCGGCAGGGAGTACAGGTTGCTCGACCGAGACGGTCAACACCAGATCCTCCTCGCTCAAGCCAGCGCTCTCCCGCAGCTCCCC